GCCAACTTTTTTCGCGTATTTATCCCAGAACATTTTGGCTGAGCGCTTTTTTGTGAGGGAATTGCGCGCAGCTGCACGAAATCGAGCGCGCGACTTTTTTCCTTTTTTCATTTTGATCAAAAATTTTTCCATTTTCAATTGCTCTTCAAGCGTTATGGATTCTCATGCCACCAATCCGCAAGCCTGCTGCCAAGCGCCAAAATCGAGTCACTCGAGACATGGGCTTGGTCAGCGCTCCTGGCAAATTGCCTGCACCTCCTGCCAAACTTTGCAAAGCTGCAAAGGATGCTTGGAATGCCTACTGGACAGACATTGTCAGTGGCTCAGTGCGAGAAGCAGACGCGCCACTTGTCTTGCGCTGGATCCAAAACTTGAACAGATACAACGTGCTCATTGCCCAGGCAGATGCAGATCCCATCGTTGCTGGAAGCACAGGTCAGAAGCGAGCCAATCCGATTTATGACTTAGCACTCAAGTTAGAAAGCAGCATCAAGGTTGATGAGCAGCAGCTTGGCATTGGTCCACTCAATCGCTTGAAATTAGGTATGGCAATCGGTGAAGCATCGCGCTCACTTGCAGACCTCGAGACAGAAGGCTCAGAAAATGACGAGGACGATCCTCGACTCATCCTCCTTGCTGGAGCAATTGAAGCCAACTGAGATCCCTTGGCCTGATGGAGTTGCTAAACCATTGAGCCATCCGGCTTTGACTACAGCTGCAAGCGATGGTCCCAAAGTCATCAGGTGGATTGAGCGCAACTGCCGATATGGCGAAGGTGACAAATTTGGCCAAGCGGTCAAGTTGGATCTCTTCCAGAAAATCTTTCTCATCTGGCTCTTTGAGACCAAGCCTGATGGATCGCGCAAATATCGTCGCGCAATGCTTGAAGTCCCAAAAGGCAATGGCAAGACGCCAATCTCTGCCTGGGTAGTTGCCTACCTTTTGAGCACTCAAAAGAGTGCAGTGATTCCGGTGGCAGCTGCAAGCTATGAGCAGGCAGATCTACTCTTTGGCGATCTGCGCAATTGCGTGCGAGAAAGTCCAACATTGTCCCCACTGCTGGATGCCTTTGAGGGGGAGATCCAAGTTAAGGGTGGCCCTGGGCGCGCGTACAAAGTGGCAGCAGTTGCTGGCACGAACGATGGCCAGCGGCCTAGCGCTTTTGCAGCTGATGAGATCCATGAATGGACAGGCAACAAAGCGCGCGTGCATCTGGTTATTGCTAACGGTGCAACCAAGCGCGCGGACTCGCTGATCTTCAACACCACGACTCCAGGCGCAGATCTGGACTCAATGGCTGGGCGCATGCACGCCTATGGCTACAAGGTCAATGAAGGCGAGCTGGAAGATCCTGAGTTTCTCTTTGTGCATTGGGGCGCTGATCCTGATGCCTTCAATCTTGATGATGCGCAGCAATTGCACGCAGCAATTAGAGCAGCCAATCCAGCTGCTGACTCTTTCTTGAGTGTTGCTGACGTCGCAGCGCGTTATCACCAAATTCCGCGCCATGAATTCGTGCGCTATCACCTTGGACAATGGACCACGGTTGCTGAGTCCTGGCTGCCTCCTGGAGCAGCAGAAGAGATCATTGACATTGATGAGATTCCAGATGGCGCAGAAGTCATCCTGGGCTTTGATGGATCTTTCAACAATGACGCCACAGCGATTGTGGCGGTCTCAGTGCCAAGAGATGGCGGCATAGCGCATGTCCAGGTAGTGGCCAACTATGAGCGGCCAGAAACTGCCAGGGCAGATTGGCGCGTGCCTATCCTTGAAGTTGAGGATGTTATCCGCGCAGCATGTCGGCGCTGGCAAGTGCGCGAGATTGCTTGTGATCCATTCCGGTGGGCTCGCACATATCAAGTGCTGGAATCAGAAGGCTTGCCTGTAGTCGAATTTGCTCAGAGCGCGTCGCGCATGACTCCTGCCACCACGAGCTTCTATGAAGCGGTAGTCAATGCGCAACTCACGCTGGATGGATCTGCTGCACTGATGCGCCATCTTGGCAATGCCACGCTGAGAGTTGATGCGCGTGGCACTCGCATCATGAAAGATCACAGAAATTCCACGCGCAAGATTGACCTTGCAGTGGCAGCGATCATGGCTTATTCACGCGCGATGTATAACGCGCAAACACCACAGAGGGCAGCGGTTGCCTTCTTTGACTTTGACGATCTTTAGGAGAGACATGCTCAGTGATGCACTTGAGGCCACAGGTCTTGTCTGCCTCACTTGCTCAGCATTTCTCATCGCGCTTCCACTTGGCATTGCTGCAGCTGGGATCTCGCTGATCCTGCTAGGTCTGTCTTTTGCAGATAGGGACAACTCATGAGCATCTTGCGTCGCGCGACATCTCAGCAAGCGCGCTCGATGGCTTACGGCCAGGGCGATCCCTACGCGATCCCTAGCAATGGCAGCCTTGCCTCATATTCTTCAAGTGGCGTCTCAATAGATAAGCAATCAGCAATGAGCAGCGCTGCAGTCTTTGCAAGCGTGCGCATCTTGGCATCCATCGTGGCGTCCACTCCGCTGCACACTGTGCGCGTAGATGAAGCAGGACGGGCGCGGCGTACCGCTCAGCATGCATTGATTGCGAATCCTTTTGGTGATTCCAGTGGCACGCCACTTGATCGCCAAATTGGTCTCGAGCAGATGATGGTCAGCAAGTTATTGCGTGGCAACTCTTTCAACATCATTGGCGCAACTGATCGCAAAGGCACTCCAACACAACTGATCCCCATTGATCCTGACATTGTGCGAGTAGATCAAACAAAGGATCAAGGCAAGCGCTTTTGGGTGGCTGGCAAAGTTGTCCCCAATATGGACATCGTCCATGTGCCAGGACTATCCATGCCAGGCTCACTTGTCGGCATGAGTCCAGTTGCGTACTTTCGTCAGACCATTGGGCTTGGCTTAGCTATTGAGGAATTTGGTAGTAGGTTCTTTGGGAGCGGCGCGCAGATGTCTGGGCTCATCGAGCTTGATGGTGACCTTGATCCTGATGCAGCCAGGCAACTCAAAGAACGCTTTGAGTCAAGGCACTCAGGATTGCGCAAGAGCCATGGCATTGGCGTGCTCACAGGTGGCGCAAAATTCAAGCCCATCAGCGTGGCCCCAGATGAAGCACAATTCATCCAATCCATGCAATTTAATGTCTCCCAGATCGCCATGATCTTTGGAGTGCCACCACATCTGCTGGGCAACACTCAAGATGTCTCAGCTGCCTGGGGTGCTGGAGTAGAGCCACAGAATCGCGCTTTTCTCACCTACACCTTGCGCGCATGGTTCACGCGCATTGAGAACGCACTCAGCAATCTGCTGCCTGATGGACTCCAAGCGCGCTTTGACACTCAGGATCTTTTGCGCACTGATGCAGTTGCACGCTCGCATCTTTACTCATCTGCGCGCGTTGCTGGCTGGATGACCACAGATGAAATCCGCGACATCGAGGGCATGGATCCCATCGGTGGTGGAGATCGCATAGATCAACCACTCAACTCTGCGCACAATGGCGACACCATGCCAGGCGCAGCAAGCACTCCAAACTTTTCTCAATAATTCAGACAGGGAGCCACTAATGGCCACAATCGAGCGGCGCTCACTGCCAATTGAGTTGGAATATCGCACCACTGCAGACACCATCACAGTTGAGGGTTATGCATCAGTCTTCTCTGCGCCATATGACATGGGCATGTATCAAGAAGAGATTGCACCTGGGGCTTTTCGCAAGACGCTCTCAGAGGCTCCTGATGTGCGCTTCTTAATCAACCATGACGGCTTGCCACTAGCGCGCACGACTTCAGGCACGCTTGAACTTTCTGAGGACTCTACTGGCTTGCATATGCGCGCTCAGTTAGATCCCACAGATCCAGACGTTGCCTCCTTGCTGCCAAAGATGCGGCGCGGTGATCTTGACCAGATGAGCTTTGCTTTCCGCACGATCAAAGATGAATGGTCAAGTGACTACGCAATGCGCACGATGCGTGAGTTGAGCCTGCGCGATGGCGATGTCTCTGTGGTCACTTACCCTGCATCACCTACAACTTCCATCAGCTTGCGCAATGCGCGCACCAAGATGGCTGCAGCACCTTTGCTGGCTCGCGTCATTGCCTCCTTGCAAGAAGAGCGAGCAGGTGCGGCAATTAGCGCAGCAAACCTCGATGCACTCCAAAAGATCTTGGACGCCATCGCAGCTGCAGACGTAGAACTAGACCAGGCACTTGTGGATCTGTCTGGCCTGATGGGCGTAGACAATCCTGACGTTCTTGAGATGCCTGATGCTGAAATTCCTGCAGAAGATATGCCAGAAGGCATGGATCCTGATATGGAAGAAGAAGCAGAAGAGTCAGGCATTGACATTGACATTGTGATTGCTATCGCGCGCGCTCGCGCTGCAGCAAGTGCAACTGCTGGAGCATCCAGCACCAAATACCTCCGCTAACTAGCGGACTCGCCTAGCCGGAACTCCAAACACTCAGCCGCTGCAAGCACTGAGTCTCTTTGGCACGCCACCACTTGGCACACACCAATCACCTTCTATGTCCTGAAAGGACACACAATGAGCCGAATTTCAGCTCTTGCAGAGAAGCGCGCAGCGGTTCAGGTCGAGATTGATGCTCTTAGCACTTCAATCGAAACTGAAGCACGCGCATTTTCAGCAGATGAGCAAACCAAGTTTGATGAGCACATCTCAGAAGCACGCGCACTGGATGCAGAGATCTCACGCATTGAAGAAGCAGAAGCATCACGCGCAGCTGCTGATGCAGTCTCTGCACGTTATGGCCTGACTGGCTATGCCCAGGTCAAGGAGCCAGCGGTCTACCGATCAGGTGGCAGTAACTCCTATTTCCGTGATCTTGCCTTAGCAACGACTCGCAATGATCGCGATGCAGCAGATCGTCTTTTCCGCAACGACAAGATGACTGCAGAAGTCCGCGCGATCAACACCACAGACACATCAGGTGGCGACTTCGCGCCACCGTTGTATATGGTCGAGGAATATATTGCGCTTGCTCGTGCTGGACGCGTCGTGGCTAATGAAGTCACTTCACAGCCTTTGCCAATGGGCACAGACAGCATCGTGCTTCCTGCCATCCGTGGCGGCAGCACTGTAGCCACCCAGGCGACTCAAGGCGCAAGCATCTCCAACACTGACATTGTTACAGCATCGGTCACTGGCCCTGTTGTCACTCTTGCCGGTGGACAGACTGTGTCATTGCAGCTCTTGGAAATGTCACCAGTGAACATGGATGCTGTTTTGCTTCAAGACCTTGCAGCAGATTATGCATCCAAGTTGGATCAAGCAGTGCTCTATGGAACTGGCTCAAGTGGCCAGATGACAGGCATCTTGACGATCACCAATATCAATGCAATCACTTACACCACAAGCGCTCCAACGAGTGCATTGCTCTACAGCAAGATTGCTGATGCAGTGCAGCAAGTGCATACAGGCCGCTTCTTGCCTCCAACGCACATCTTCATGCACCCACGGCGCTGGGCTTCACTACTTGCATCAGTTGATGGCCAGAATCGGCCATTGATCGTGCCTGTGGCTGGGGGACGATTCAACACTCTTGGCAATCTGGATGCAGTCCAGGCTGAGGGATATGTGGGCGAACTTCAAGGGCTTCCTGTCTTTGTTGATGCCAACATCCCAACGAACATTGGTGTGGCAACAAACCAAGACAAGATCATTGTTGCTCGCGCAGCAGATGCATACCTGTACGAAGGCACACCACGCGCAGAAGTTTTGCCACAGACTTACGGTGCGAATCTTCAAGTACTTGTACGGATGTACAACTACGCAGCATTCATCGGAAATCGTCAGCCAACTGCCATCTCAGTAATTGCTGGCACTGGCTTAGTAGCACCAACCTTCTAGCACTATTCATTGCATGGGCAGTCCTTCACTGGGCTGCCCATGCAATGCCAAGCACAACAACTCAACAAAGGGATTGCATGAAATCTCGAGACAGAGTCTCTATTGGCTGGGCTGATCCAGGGCAAGTTGATGGAGAGTTTGCAGTCAATATCGCACTACTTTCCACAGCTAGAGCATCCATCCTTGGCCCACTGATCAGGGTGGAAGGATCAGGACTCATCTCGCGCTTGCGCAATGAGATCGCTTCCACTTTTCTTGACAAGATGGACAGTGCCTGGCTGCTGATGATTGATTCAGATGAGATCTTGAGCATTGCAACTTTTGACAAACTGATTGCAGCTGCTCACGAGATCACGCATCCCATCGTCTGTGGTCTCTACTTTGGAGCCTTCCAGATTGATGGCAATGCCTACCCCGTGCCTGTGCCGCTGATTTATCGCGCAGAGGCGCACGGGTATCTACCGATAGACGACTACCCCAAAGACAAGCTCATAGCGATTGATGGCGCTGGCACTGGCTGCATGTTGATCCATCGCAGCGTGCTGGAAGCAATCCGCAAAAATGCCACAGCAGATCAAGGTCCACATTGGTGCTTCTTTCAAGATGAGCCCATTGGTGGCCATTGGGTGGGAGAAGATCTCATCTTCTGCAGACGCGCAAAGGCATTGGGCTTCCCAATCCATGCACACACAGGAGCGCTCCTTCCACATCGCAAGCGCTACTGGATCACCGAACTTCATCACACCATTGACAGGAATGCGCGCAAGATCGCTCAAGAGCAGGACACAACGTGAGTCCTGTAGAGCCTGATGCTGCAGCAGACACAGAAGAAGACCAAGAAGTTATCCAACGCAAGCCTGCACCTACAAAGCAGCGCGCGATACGCAAGCAAGCAACAGAAAAGGCGGTGCTCCCAGATGCCTAATCCAACCGTCCTGGTCACTCTTGCTGAGGTCAAGGTTCATCTCAATAAGACTGACAGTGTTGATGATTCAGAGCTTCAAGGCTTTATTGATGCAGCCACTCCCATCATTGAAAACATTGCTGGCCCTGTCATCCCAGCTACGCGCGTTGAGTATTTCAGCGGTGGCCAGTCCCAGATCACGGTGAACTGGCTACCCATCATGAGCATCACTTCTGTCATCGAGACCTACGGACAGACCAATTACACTCTGCAAGAAGTTTCCCTGGGTGGCGTCTCCACAGCCTTTGCCTTCACCATTGACTACTCAACAGGGCGCATCGTGCGGCGCGCATATAACGCAGAAGCCATGTTCCCTGTGGGCACAAACAATGTGCAAGTCACCTATACCCCTGGGCGCTCCACTGTGCCTGCGAATGTTCGCTTGGCAACACTTATGCTGATCCAGCACTTGTGGGGATCATCGCAAATGAATCGCAACGGTGGGCGGCCAAACTTTGGTGGAGATGACACCTTCACAAGCGGCGCAGGCTTTGCCGTACCCAATCGCGTGCGCGAACTTTTGCAGCCTTCACCAAGAGTGCCAGGCGTGGCCTGATGGCCACCTCAAGCATCCCAGCAGCCATAGATGGAGTGCTTGCATTGCTGGCAGCTTCAACTGCTTTGACGGGCGTGCAGATCATTGACGGCCAGCCCACTATTGATGTGCCTCTAGATTTCATTGCAGTGGGTTATGCAGAAGAAGCTAGCGACTCGATCACAGGTAAGCAAGATCCACAGACTCTTGGCAACCTGCGCAGATCAGAGGTCTACTCCATCAGCTGTGAGATCTCAAGCTGGACCGGCGCAACGACCATGAAGACGGTGCGAGATCGCGCATTCTTGCTCATGGCTGGAGTGGAGTCAGCGATCCGAGCAGACGGCACGCTCAATGGCTCGGTCATCTTTGCTGACTTTGGTGGATCCATTGCAGTTGCCCAGGTGCAAACAGTGCAAGGCGCTGTGGTCACCATCAGATTCACCATTGAAGTCAAAATAAATCGCATCTAGGAGCAATTCATGGACATCAGAAACATCTCGCCACTAGGGGATCTCATCATCCCAGCACTAGGCATTGACGTTGCTGCTGATGCAGTGTTTTCAGTTAATGACCAAGCAATAGCAGCATCACTGCTGGAGCAATCAGAAAACTTCATTGCAGCAAATGAGAAGACCCCAAAATCCCCTGCAGCAACCGTGCCCACGGTCCCTGCCGATCCGGCCCCAGCGGCCTAACTAACTCAGGAGAAACATCATGGCAATTGGCGCAGGCATTGGTGCTCAATTAGGCATCATCACAGAAACCACTTTCAACACTTATATTGCAGTCACTCGCTTCTATGAATTTACGAGCGAAAACATTACCTACAACAAGAAAACTGCAGTAGGCATGGGCTTGCGCGCAGGTGGGCAACTTCCACGCTCGCAGCGTCGTGTTGTGACCTCATATGATGCAGGCGGTGACATCATGCTTGACTTGCCAACGCGAGGTCTGGGCGTGCTGCTCAGCCATGCAATGGGCAGCGCTCCAAGTCCCACCACGGTCAGCACAGGGGTCTACTCCTACACCTTCACGCTTGGTGATGTGTATGGGCGCAGCTTCTCTGCACAAGTTGGCGTGCCACAGTACGGCGGCACTGTCCTAGCTAAGACAGTCACGGGCGCAAAAATTCAATCTTTTGAGTTAGCAGTTGCCAACAGCGGCATTGCCACAGGCAAATTCACTGTGGATGCTGCAGGCTTTGTCACCACTCAAAGCCTTGCAACGGCCTCTTATTCAGCCACTGGCTCAGTGTTCAACTTTAGCCAGGGCTCGCTGACGGTTGATGCAACAGCGGTTGCCAACGTGAAGGACTTCTCGATCACGGTGGACAACTCACTCAAGCAAGATCGCTTCACGCTTGGTGGACTTGGCGCAAAGAGTGAGCAGACCATAAACGGATTCCGCAAGGTCTCTGGCAAACTCACTGCAGAATTCACTGATGTCACGCTCATGAATAAATTCCTAACGGACTCTGCTGCAGCTCTTGTGCTCTCTTTTGTTGGCAGCACCATTGCCAGCACTTACAAGGACACCTTGACCATCACAATCCCTGCAGCAAAGTTTGATGCTGACACTCCAAATGTGACTGGCCCTGGCACAGTAGATCTTGCAATGACATTTGAGGTCTACGACGATGGCACTAATCAGCCTGTCACAGTCTTCTACCAGACTGCAGAAGCTGCCCTCTAATGATCGAATTTCAGGGCGATGACTACACGCTGCTTTTTAGAAAGATCCGCAATGTCGCACCTGAAACTGGCAAAGCCTTACGCAAAAATTTGACAGCAATTGGGAGACCAATCGCAGATGAAGTCAAGAGAGCCGCTCTTGCTCAACCAAGCAAGAGCGGCCAAGCGCAAGCCCACAAGAAAGGCGTGGGGGATGGGTTGCGCAAGGGCATTGCTCGAGCAGTGGAATTGAAAATCCTCAACACAAAAAAAGGCTCATTTTCTTTGCGCATTAGAGTCTCTGGCACAAAATTCCGCGCAGCTACGGGCAAGCCAGCAACACTGCCACGCTATTACGAGGGCTTGAGCAGAAAGCCCTGGAGACATCCACTGTGGGTCAAGCAGGCTGATATGCCAGGTGATGGAGCCTGGGTGGTCCAGCGGCCCAATCCCTTCATGCTGAAAGTCATCGTTCCAAACAAGCACAAAGTCCAAGAAGCAGTCCGCAAGTCATTTATTGAAGCACTCCAGCAAGCCAAGATCACCAACTAGAAAAGGATGCAGCATGCCTATTGAGATCAGGGGCACGACCTATGCACTTCCAAAGATGGAAGATGGACGATCTGGGCCCACGGGCATTGAGATTGATGTCATCGAGACATTCTTTGGAGTGGATTACCAAGATCTCATGGCGCTACTTGTGCCAGAAGAAGAAGGCGCTGCAGCTCCTATCGCCAAGAAGGGCTGCACTCGCAATCGCGCGCTGTATTCAATGGTCTGGATCGCTGTGCATCGCGTTGATGGCGCAAGCACCATTGAAGATGTCATGGCCTATGGCATGGATGAATTGAACTTCACCACAGAAGACACCAAGGCAGTTGAAATCCCAAAAGATACGGAATCCCAGCAGGAGGAATCCGCAACAGAATAAGAAAATATCTGCCCTTGCTGCTGCACACTTACGGCGGATTAACTCCAGCAATTGTGTGGAGCCTGGATAGGCAGACCTTGGACGATCTGATCCAGGCAGCAGTGCAGATGAATTCACCTGATTCCACAGACTTTGACTAGGAGGCGATCTCGATGGCTGATACCTCTCTAGGCTTCAATCTGATTGGCCGCGATGTATCGGCTTCCAAGACTCTTGATGCAGTAGGCAAGCAAGCCACCAAGACAGGTGGCATCTTCAAGAATGTTGGCACGATTGCTGCAGGCGTCTTTGGTGGCAATCTCATGGCCAGCGCTGCCCAAAACGTTATGGGCTTTGCCAAGGATTCCATCAATGCCTTTGGCGATGTAGGCAAAGAAGTCATCAAGCTGCAGCGGTACACAGGTGGCACGGCAGAAGATATGTCCAAACTGCGCTTTGCTGCAGAAGAGACAGGCATCTCAGCTGACACGCTTGCTGCAGGTCTGGGCAAGATGAGCAAGGCTGCAGCTGCTGGCTCAAAGGGCTTCACAGATCTTGGGATCTCGACTATAGATGCATCTGGCCAGACCAAGGATGCCACTGCTCTTTTCATGGATACTGCTCAAAAGATCTCTGAGATGGGCAACGGCACGGCCAAGACTGCAGAGATCATGACAATTTTTGGCAGAGCAGGCATGCAACTGATGCCCATGCTCAACAAAGGCAAAGAAGGTCTGGGAGCCTTTGCAGCAGAAGCTGAAAGATTTGGACTTGTCCTATCGGGTGACAACATCACAGCGATCAAAGCCAACATCATGGCCCATCGAGAATTTGATGCCAGCGTCAAAGGCATGCAAGTCCAGCTGGGGCAATATCTTTACCCAGCCATCACAGCGATCATGACGGGCATGACAGAGCTAGTGGTAGTAATCGCCACCAATCTCAAGCCAGCCTTTAAGTCTTTTGGTGATGCACTGATTCCCATCGTTGGCTTCATTTCTAGCTATGTCATGCCAGCACTCGCTGCAATTGCAGGAGCCTTCTTCAATATTCCACTGCCCATCCTTGGTGCAGTGGCAGCAATCATGCTGCTCAATTCTTCACTAGGCGTCTCACTTGTCTCAGGCATCACCAAAGCCATCACAGGCATTGTGGCAATGGCAGTGGCCATGAAAGCCAACTACCTTGAAGCCCAGCGCTTTATGACCATGCAAAGCGCAGGTGGCGTCTCTGCAGGGATCATGGCCACTGGAACATATCTGGCCGCAGGCGCGGTCACAACACTGGGAGCGGCGCTCAAGGGAGTGCTTGTATCAATGGGTCCACTCGCCATTGGCTTGGCTATTGCAGGCGCAGCCATGGCGCTCTTTACTTCTCATTCTGACAGTGGCAAGCGATCCACCACTGACTGGACTGCAGCGCTCTATGATCAAAATGGCGCGCTCCTGGCTAATGCAAAAGCACAGACTGCAGCTGCCATTGCCAAAGATGACAACCTGGCCAAAGCCGCCCAATTTGGCATCACCACTGCTCAGATCACTACTGGACTCAATGGCAGTGTTGTGCAGATGGCGGCAATCCGCAAAACACTGGAAGCCTATGCCAACATCAGTGATGCAGCAGACTCGCGCGACACGAAAACTTATGAGCGGCAGATGGCTCAGCGCAAAGATGCGCAAACAATTTTGCAATCTCTTGATGATCAAGCAGGTGGACTGAGCGCATCTGCTGCACAAGCAAAGCGCACTGCAGAAGCCATGAAGGCTTTGGGCGTCAGTGTCACTGACTTGCCTGCAAAGACTAAGCCAGCAGGTGCTGCAGCTGCAGTGGTCAAAGCAGAATTCGTGCTCCTGAGCGCTGCCATGCTCGATGTTACCAAGTCTGCCCTGGCTGGACTGTCCCCACTGTCTTCACTGGGCAAGAGTCTTGGTGGCGATCTCGTCAGCAAATTTGTCACAGGCATGAAATTGGCCGGACAAGTTACCAAAGACACGGTTAGTGCTTTTGGTGACATGGTCACAGAGATCAAGGGCAACTTCTCCAAGGCTCTGGGTGATGCAACTAAGCAACTCGATGACGCCAAGGCAGCCTTCCAGAATTATCAAGACGCCATCAGCGGTGGCATCAGTGGTGGCAATGAGTTGGCCGATGCTGCAGCTGCACAGACCTCAGCGATCCAGGCGATTGCTGATGCAACAAAGACGCGCGCAGAAGCACAACTTGCACTCAATGATGCAGTCAAGGCTGGAGATCAGCCAGGCATTGATGCAGCCAAGAAGACTTTGACTGAATCTGATGCAGCACTCAGCGATGCACAAAAGAAGCAGGCTGGATTCCTTGCCTTCATGCAAACAGGTGCAGACTCTGCCAAGACTTTTGCTGATCAGATTGATCAGCTCAGATTGGCTGGGGCATCACTGGAGATGATCCAGCAGATCTCAGCACTTGGCGCTGCAACAGGTGGGCGCATCATCTCTGAGCTGATGAGCGGTGGCGCAGATGCTATTGCTCAAGCCAAGAATCTTGTGGCCACCGTTGCTGACGTTGGCAAGCAAGCAGGCTTTGCAGCTGCCACGACATTCTTCCAGGGTGGCATCAATGCTGCTGCTGCATTAGTTGAGGGCATCAATTCTCAGATGCCAATGATCCAAGCAGCACTGGATGCCATTGGTGCAATGATCGCCAAGGCAATGGGCGTCAAGATCAGCACAGACATTGGCAATCAAGGCGATGCAGGCAACGGCATGACTGCTGGCAATTCTGACCCTGCTTACCTTGCAGCGATTGCTGCCAATCATGCCTCAATTGATTTCATGTTTGGCGATGTCCCAGCCTTTGCAACAGGTGGGATCATTCCTTCCACTCCAGGTGGACAGATCGTGCGCGTGGGAGAAGGCGGTCAGCCAGAAGCCATCGTGCCTTTGAGTCAGATGGGTGGCATGGGTGGCATCAATGTCACAGTCAATGTCACTGGCTCAGTAGTCCAAGAGCAAGATCTTGCAGTCAGCGTGCGCGATGCCATCGCGCAGATGATCAGACGGCGTGGCGGTAATCCTGCAATTTTGGGAGTCTAGATGTTGTATGACGGCACAGACAGTCCCACCATTCAGGTGGCTTTTGACACGGGCAAAGTGGGCATCTTCACTCTAGGGATCTCTTCCCTGGGTGGCTCAGATGTCCTGGGCGTCTTCACATCTGTCTGGACCACAGTGCCAGCCACTGCAGTGCGAGCAATCAGCATCAGGCGTGGGCGCACTCGAGAAGATCAAGCGATGCAGCCAGGCTCGCTGACATTGACTCTGGATAATTTCAGCGGCAACTATGACCCTGATAATCCTGCCTCAACATATCGCTGGAGTGGTTACTCCATCCTTACTCGAGGCATGGGCGTGCGCGTGCAGGCAACCTACGCAGCAACGGCATATACGATCTACCTTGGCTACCTTGAGCAGATTGAAGCAGATGTCAGTCTGGATCCCATCGTCACTATGACCTTCACTGATGCACTTGCGCAGATCGCACTGACAACAGTTGCGGCCATTGCCAGCAGCTACTCAGGAGACACCACAGCAGCGCGCGTGGGCAGAGTCCTTGATGCTGCTGGCTGGAGTGCATCCTTGCGATCTCTCACAGGCACGCGCACGATGCAGCCCACAACTTATGGAGACACTGCACTGGCATTGTGTGAGCAAGCATCTGCCAGCGAATTTGGCAGACTCTTTGCAGATCGCAGCGGCAACATTGTGCTGATGCCATATGAGTCCACTTATTACACCACTCAGCGCATTGCCTTCTCAGATACTCGAGCAGCTGGCACAGTGGAATACGACATCCTAAAAACTTCTCCTGGTGCAAAATATCTGACTAATAACGTAGTCCTCACGCAGACATCAGGCACAACAGTGACCTACACGAACACGCTCTCTGCAGCACGTTACGGCACATACAGCAAAGCAGTGACTGCTCCATTGCTGAGTGGCACAACGGCCACCACGTTGGCGGCGATCATTGGCGATCGCTATGCCTATCCCACCACGCGAGTTGAAGAGATTGAGTTTGATGCATACGGGCTGACCACACTTTGGCCACAGGTGCTGCAGTCTGATCTTGGTGATCGCGTCACCGTTGCGCGCACCACGATCGATGGACGGCTCCGCAATTTCAACTCTTTGATTGAGTCACTCAATCATGACATCAGCACGCACGGCTGGCGCATCAGCTTGGACTTGTCCCCAGGCATTGCAGGCTCACTTTTCACTCTTGGATCTTCATTGCTTGGCGGCACGGACATTTTGTTCTACTAAGGAGACAGACTCATGGCTTATCCATACAGCAACGGAGTTGCGCTATCTGCCAGCGATCTCAATACTGATTTCGCTCTAAAGATGAATTATGCAACTCCAAAGAACGCGCAAACTGGAACCACTTACACCTTTGTCATAGGTGATGCTGCACTCCTTGTCACAGCAAGCAACGCAGGATCTAGCACCTACTCAATCCCATTGCAGGCATCAGTTGCCTGGGCAGCAGACACGATCTTGCGCGTCACAAATTTAGGCGCAGGAGTGGTCACCTTTGCTGGCATTGCTGGAGTGACAGTCACAAACACTGCAGCAACTCTTGCGCAGTATGCGAGTGCTGACTTAATCCGCACGGCATCTGATGCTTGGACTGTTCTCCCTTTTTCCGGTGGTAGCGCTAAAGCAACCGTCACAAGCACTACCGGTTCTCCAACCACTACGACGGTAGGCGGGAAATCCTGTTACAAGTTCACCGGCTCGGGCACGATTGTTATTGGTACGGCAGGCTTTGTCTCTTGCCGAGTTCTTGCCGGTGGTGGAGGTGGCCGTGGTTCTGGTCACGGCGGCGGTGGTGGC